TGGAAATCGTGCCATTTCGCCGCCATTTGGGACGACGTTACCGCGTGGTTGTATTCCGCATACAGATAGTTGCGGTTATACTTGGCGTCGATTTTTGCGACGTCCTCGTGGAATTTCTCGAACGGTTTTATCCCTCCGTCGTCCCCGATCAGTGACAAGCCGACCTCGTTCAACGAGTGATATGTTTTCAGTCCGGAGAAAATAAAGGCGTTATTTTCCAGCAGCCCGGTAAGTTCTGCGGGCATTTCCTCGCCTATTGACGACGACACGGCACCTCCAAGGATGCGAAACGTCTCGTCGATCACGTCGCGGGCTGGCTGTTCCTGCAACATGGAGGGGGTAAAACCGCCCCTTTCGCGCACCCATTCTGCGGCACGTTCAAATACGCGGCTGTCAAACCCGAAATCGGGCGTTTTTTCGTCGTCTGCAAGCGTTAAAAGCTCGTCGCGGTATAAACCCTCGACCGCATCGTCAAGACCCCGGTAAAACGCCCGGAAATTCTTTGTCGGCACCTCCCGGGGGCTGGCGTCCTTGCCTTTGCTGGCGTCAGCCCCTACTCGAAAAAACTGTTTGCGCTGGTTTTCTTAACCCCGGTGATCGGGATTTTGTACTTGTCGGCAAAATAATTCGGGTCGATGTCGTACTCCTGCAGGAGCAGGCGTTCGATCTCGCGCTGCTCTGCCGGGGTGTAGCTCGTCGCCTCGTTCCAGTCGAACGTCACCCCCGCGAGCGGGAACCCGTGCCGGATCATCAGCGGGATAAGTCGGTCGTTCACGAGGTACTTTATCATCGTGGCGTCCGCACGGCAGATGTTCTCGAACACCTCGAGGTGCGTTTCCGACTGCGACAAAGAGCTGCCGTTGTCGATCGTCATAGTCTGCCCGAGTATGCCTTTGGAAATTTCGGAGTTGCATCGGTCGATCCGTTTGTCGTACACGTTGTATGCGTCGCCCCGGCTGGTCTCCTTGATTTCGATCTCGGTGCCCTCCGGGAACAACCCCCACGATGCGGCACCCATTTCGGCGAGCATGGTTTCGATCCGCGCGATGTCTTTCGTGTCCTGTGACATGGTTTTGCCGATACGGATCGGCATGCCGAACACCTCGCCGAACGTGTCCCAGTAGGCGAGCATGTTTTTCTTGGAGAGCGACTGCGGGGCGCATTTAAGCAGCACGCCGAGGTCTCGAGCTTTCCCGACCTCGATGCACCACACGGCGATGTCGCCCTCGCGGTACGATATGCCGTTTTTCCAGTCGTCGCCCGCCTCCCGGGTAATAACGCCGTATTCGGGTACGACGTGCTTGCGGGGCACCAGTTCGACGCCCGTAAAGGACATTACGCCGTTCTCGTTGGTGATGTCTCCGAACTGGATCAACGAATGCCCGAAATAAGGACTATCGAGTGCGAGGTCGAGGAAATCGTTGAACCACTCGCGCTCGAACATAAGGCGGGCTTTGTCGTCCTCCTTGCCGTTCTTCCCGGTGAGGACGAACGGTTTTTGCAGGGTCTTTCCCTTGCGCTGGGCGATACAGCCGGAGAGGTGCAGATCGACCAGCGCGTCGTTGTACACGTCGAGCAGGGCGCAGCGGTTCGGCTGCTCGTAATTGATCGCCGCCTGCCATGCCTGCCGCCACGTGGCGATGTCCTTTTTGGTGAGGCTCTCGGTCTGCTGGTTCAGTTCGATAAGGACGTCCCTTTTCTTCTTTACCTGCGCGGCGAGATTGAGCACGTCGCGCCTGTGCCGAGCCGAGGTTCCGGGCATCATTGAAAGGAAATTATCAAAAAAACGCATTCAGCATAAAATCACAATTTAAGCGGCGTTTAACCGCTGTTTAATAATCGTATTTGCTGGCGGACATGCCGCCGTAACGTATCGGGTTCGAGGTATCGGTTTCCCCGTCCTCTCCGGTGTACGTCGGTAGATTCGGCATTGAACCGCCTTTGCTCACGCGGGTAAGCCATGCGATCGCGTTGTCGTAAAGCTCCTGCCGTCCGTCGAGAGCCAAGTTCTGCGGGAGCCAGTGCACGAGATAGTACAGGGCGATATTTACCGTCACCTGCACGAGCATCGCGTTGCGCTGGTCTCCCTCGGCGGCAAACGCTTTTTCAGTATCATAGCGCGGACGGAGGTAGCTTGCGACCTCCTCCATAGCGACCCGCTCGGCTTTCTGCCGGGTCTCGGGTTCGCTGCGGGTGAGTATGTCGAGTTCGTCTTCGTCGCATACCACCCTGTAATCGTCCTCGGTGAGAAACATTGTTACCGGGTTTTGTAGATTGCGAGCGATTCCGCCTTTTCGGGCGTGAAACCCTTGCAGAACGCGCCCTCCTTAATCTTGGCTTTGAGGTGCTGTTTGCTCACGACGAGGGGTTTGCCGCCGTACATGAGCACGAGCCACTTTTTGCCCGTCACTACGGCGTTTCGGTCGGCTCGTTTGATTGCCCGCTTGCATCGGATGTAAAGCACATAGCTCTTGTATGCCTTTACGCACTTTCTGAAAATCTTTACCATGAGTTTTTAGAGGTTGGTCGCCGCCCGAACTTGGGGGCGAAAGTTTTTATTCTTGTTTGCTGTTGCAGGATGTAGATCGCCCCCTCGTCGGCGTCGGGCGCGTCGTCGTGGCTGCTGGTTCCTTTTTCAAACGCGAGGGTCTGTTCCAGTCCCGCGAGCGTGTCGGGGTCGTTCTGCCTGTCGGCGTTGTAGAACACGAACCCGCGCTCCCACAGCGGGGAGATTCCCTCGATGCGCTGGAACTTGTCCGGCTTCTTGCGTTTGTCCGCCCGTATGGGTAGCTGGTACCCGCGTAAATTCCCCTCTCGGGTAAATTCGTCGAGGATGATGTCTTGCAGGAAATTCGCCTCGATGTAGTAATAGCATATCACCCCGGCGACGATCATCCGCTCGTGCAGGTCGTACCACCAGCGCACCATTTCGGCGACCGAGCATTGCCGCACGAACGCCTCGATTTGGTGCAGTTCCGTCCCGATCTTTCCCCACAGCTTGATTGCCTTGTAGTCGTTTTTGCTGGTGCCTTTGAACGAGGGGTCGCAATACGCCACGAGGTAATCGTACTTGCAGAGCTTCGGCAGCTTCTTCCACTTGATCCACGTGTGTTTGAACACCGCGCCCTCGGTAATCGGGTTGTTCATCATTTCCTTTTGGAAAGAGCGGTACCCCATGAAACGCTCCATGTCGCGGAGCTCGTCGATCGACCATTTCGACGCCCACGCCACGCGCCCCTGCTTGTCGATCGCGTTCACCTGCGAGACCAGCACGCCGTCGGTTGCGCAGATATTGGCGAGCACGCTGCACTTGCTTATAAGGTTGCCGACCATGATAAACCGCCCGCGCCCGCCGTCGAGGGCACCGAACAACGCCTCTTTTACCCAGTCGGTAAGTTTGTTTACCCGGGTTTCGTTGCCGCATAATTCGTCGTCGTCGAGGTCGTCGATCACGATGTAGTCAGGGCGGTGGTTCCGGTACCGCAAGCCTCGGGGCGACTGCCCGCGTCCCCGGGCGAAAAATGCGCACCCGTCGGCGGTAACAAATTCGCCCTCTTCCCAGCTTCCGGAATTGTACTGAACGCCGAAATCGTTTATATAGCGTTGGTTATACTGCAACTCCGCCTGCAAGTCCGCCAGCAGGGTATTTGCGTTCTCCTGCGACTTGCCGACGAGCACCATTACGTTTATATCCCGCACCTTTTGGCACTTCAACCACATGGGGATCATTATATCCATGTGGGTACTCTTGGCGTGTCCTCGCGCCCATTTGAACGCAGCTTTGAGGTTGCGGTTCTTGCGTATTTTATTCGCCGCTTCGATGTGGAACGGCGCGCTCTCGGTATGTTTTCCTGTTGCCGGGTCGTCGGTGTAGTGCGGGAAATAGTAATTCACGAAAAAGGCATAATCCGCCCGTGCCCGTTTGATGCGTGCCTGCTTGTCCGCCTCGCTTTCAGCCCGGTTTACGGTGGTCTGCGCCTGTACGTTGTCGCACCACTCTTTCCACCGTTTGGTGGCGTCATTTACTCCTGCGACTGACATTATTGCCCTTTCGTGCTTAAAAGTTCCGAGACATACAGGTCTTGAAACCGATTGATCGCCTTTATCAGTTCGGGGGTGAGTTCCTCGTCATTGGTCGCCCTGTGTTGTAGCCACTTGCCGAAACCGATGAACACCTCGATCGCATCGACGACGCTCGCCTTTTTGTCGAGCTTCTCTATTGTCGCCGCCAGTTTGGAAAGTTTATCACAGGCTCCGGCTACTTTCTCGGCATCCCGTTCTTCGTTGAGCTTTTCAACCTCGTTGCTTATTGCCCGCAGCAGGTTGTTTACGATTTCGGGGCGTGTGACGCTTTGGGCAGCTCTGCGTTTGTCCCACGCTTCCTCTGCCACCCACCTGTTTATGGTCTGTTTTGAAACGCCGACTTTCTCGGCGATGATGTTCTGCTGTTCGCCCGACATGTAGAGCACGCGGGCAAATTCCTTTTTCTCCTCGGAGACCTTATTTGCCATTCATAAGATGCGGTTTAATTGGTTCGTGCTCCCGAACGGGAGTTTTCCACGATGCAAAATTCGGTGACTGCCCCGTGAAAATAAAAAAGGTTGCAAACTATTTACACTCTTTTTGTTAGGGCGTTGCAAACCCCGCAAATTTGCATCGTTCAACATCGCGGAGTAGAGCAGTTGGCAGCTCGTGAGGTTCATTCCCTCAAGGTCGCAGGTTCGATTCCTGCCTCCGCAACAATATCGCGGGATAGAGCAGTTGGCAGCTCGCGAGGTTCATTCCCTCGAGGTCGGCGGTTCGAGTCCGCCTCCCGCTACAAAAACCCTTTTTAGAAGTATGACCGACGGGGACGGTGGAGCCCTTAAAAGAAAAATGCCGTCCCCTATTTTTTGACGAATGGCAAAAGACTTTATCATCAACACGAGCGGACTTAACAGCTACGGCACCCGTGTCCTTACCCCGGGAATCGACCTCACGCAGTACAAGCGCAACCCGGTACTCCTCTACATGCACACGCGCGGTTTCGACGGCAAGAGCACTCCGATCGGGCGCGTCGAGAATATCCGCGTCGAGGGCGACGAGTTGCGGGGTACCCCCGTGTTCGACATGAAAGACCCGTTTGCGGCGGAGATCGCCCGCAAGTGGGAGGAGGATTTTATCCGCATGTGTTCGGCGGGGCTGGAGCCCGTCGAGTTGAGCACGGCGACCGAGTACCTGTTGCCGGGACAATCCCGTGCAACGGTCGTGCGCTCGAAGCTCGTCGAGGTCTCCATTGCGGACATCGGTTCCAACGACGACGCCCTGCAATTATACGAGCCGAGCGGTAAAATCCTGCGGCTGGCATCGGGCGCGGACAGCGAGATCGTCCCGCTCCTCAAAAACGCACACACCCCGGCGGCGGAGCCTGCCCCGGAAGAGAACAACGGTAACAATCAAACCCTTTTTTCGATGAACAAAATCCTACTGACCCTCGGGTTGCCCGCAACGGCTACCGAGGACGACGCGGTAAACGCGATCACCAAGTTGCAGGGCGACGTCGCCCGTATCGAGACGCTCGAACTCTCCCGCATCGAGGCGGCGGTCGATGCTGCTATCGAGGCAAGAAAGACGACCGCCGACAAGCGCGACCACCTTATCACGCTGGGTAAAAAGGCAGGTTTCGACGTCCTGCAATCGACTATCGCCATGCTGACCCCGGTACAGAAGCCGACACAGCTTATCAACCCGGCGGGCGGAGCGGCTTCGAGCGCGAGCGTCGAGCTGGCATACTCGGAAATGTCCGACGAGCAGCTCCGTAAGCTCGAAAAAGAGAACCCGGAGAAGTTCATGCAACTTTTCAAAGCCGAGTTCGGCTATGTCCCCAAGATCGACAAGTAACACTCAAAACCTTTCTAACAGAATGAAAAAGTTTCTTTTTGCCCTTATGGGCTTTATCTGCGCGATTTCCGTGAATTGCGCCGCCGGAGCTGTCGGAGCCTCCGCGCTCGGGGTTCAGCCCGTGTACGGTGTGCTGGCGGTGAACGGCGTCTCTTTCCTGTCCGGGCTGTGCGGCGGTTTCATGCCCTCGGGGGCTGCCTGCGCCGGACTTTACACCGAGGCGTGGACGGGCTTTATGATTAAAGCGTTCCGCACCGATCCCGAGGGGCTGGGCTGGTACAGCAAAATCCGCTCGTTCGACCAGTATGTCGAAAAAGACGTGATCCATTTCGTGAATATCGGCGGCGATCCTACCGTACTGGTGAACAATACCTCGTACCCGCTGGAGATCGAGGAACTGGAGGACGGCGACAAGGCTGTGACGCTCGACAAGTATCAGACCAAGCCGACGCGCATCACCGACGACGAGCTGTATTCGCTCTCTTACGACAAAAAGGCGACGGTTATCGAACGCCACAAGGAGGCTATTTCGGAGAAGAAATACTCCCGAGCCATTCACGCGATCGCCCCGAACGAAAACAGCACGGCAACTCCCGTGATCCTCACGAGCGGCGAGGCGTCCGAGGGTCGCAAGATTATGACGCGCAAGGACATCGTGCGCCTCAAAAAGCTGTTCGACAAGAACAAGGTGCCCAAGGCGGGGCGTTGCCTCGTGTTGTGCAGCGACCATGTCGCCGACCTGCTCGAAAACGACCAGAAGTTCTACAACCAGTATTATAACGCCGAGAGCGGAAAGATCAACAAGGTGCTGGGCTTTGAAATCTACGAGTATGACGACTGCCCGTACTACAACGCTACCACGCTGAAAAAGGTCGCATACGGTTCTGTTCCGGCGGATACGGACATGCAGGCGTCGATCGCTTTCTCGCCTACGCGCATGATGAAAGCCAACGGCAGCGTCAAGACCTACGCATCGGAGGCGAAGAACAACCCGACCACGCAGGAAAACCTTATCAGTTTCCGCACTTACTCGATCTGCCTGCCCCTCAAAAACGAGGCTATGGGCGCGATCGTGAGTGCCAAGGTGACCGCCAGCGCGGGCGACAACAAGTAATCCCAAAACTACCCGACAAATGAAAAAGGAGCTTAAATACTTGGTTATCCATTGCACCGCCACACCCCGAGGACGCGAGGTAACAGCCGACGAAATCCGGGCGTGGCACACGGCTCCCCAACCGCGAGGCAGAGGGTGGCGGCAAGTGGGATATACCGACCTTTTTCATTTGGACGGTAGTGTCGAGCGGCTTGTCGCTAACAACGAGGATGCGTGGGTTGATGATTGGGAGATCACGAACGGAGCCGCCGGATATAACGGCGTGTCGCGGCATATCGTGTATGCTGGCGGTTGTGAGAACAACAAGGCACTCACCCCGGCGGACACGCGCACCCCGCAGCAGCTCGAAGCCTTGAAGCGGTACGTGCTGGCGTTCCACGCCCGGCATCCCCGGGTGAAGATCGTCGGGCACCGCGACCTGCCGGGCGTGCATAAGGCGTGCCCCTCGTTCGACGTTCCCGCGTGGTTGAAATCTATCGGTATTGTGCAATGAGTACGGAGTTGTTGTTAGCGATTATCGGCATTACTGCGGCACCTGTCACCTCGTGGCTTGCCTCGAAACTCACGCGGCAGAAATACAATACCGAAATCGCAAGGCTGCGCGCCGAGGTTGCCGCTGCCCGTGCGGATGCCAACCGCAAGGAACTGGAGAACGTGCGTGTCGGAAACGAGATTATCATGCAGAACATCGTGCACCCTTTGGAGGTGCAGGTAAAACGACTGAATACGAATGTTTCAAGACTGGAAAAAGCCGTCGGCAAAATTTCTCTTTGCCCTCACGCTGCTGACTGCCCTGTTTCTCACGAGTTGCGCAAGCACAAAGAATGCGACGATCCGGAGCACGACGACAAGTAACCTCGAACATGCTGCCGATTACGGGGAGGAAACAGAAACGAGCAACACCGAAAGTTTGGAAGCGGTCGGCGATCGGCACGAACAGACCGATACCGAAACGACAACCGAGCTGACGAGCAACGAGGAGGTAACGACCACCGTGCGGGAGTACGACACGGACAAACCGACCGATCCCGTCACGGGGACGCCGCCGCTCAAACGGGAAACCACCCAAACGCGGCGCAAGACGGATGCGGGGCGGCAGACGCAGACCACCGGGCAGACGATCGACGAACACAGGGAACTATCCGGCGAATCAAGCAGCCGCGAAGCTGCCAAAACGGAATTACAGACAACCAGCGGGGAGAGTACGCATACCGACACGGACACCGAAACCCACGAACGGCGGGGGTTGAATCCCCTGCAACGTCTGCTCTGCACCCTCGGGGGGATTGCCGTCGCTGCGGGGGTCGTGTGGCTGGTGTGGAAACTTAAACGGCATTTATAAACCATTCAAACACCATTTGACTATGGCAAAAAAAGAAGATAAGGCGGAGAACCCGCAAAACAAGACCGGGGCACCTGTTCCGACCGGACAGGAACCCCCGCAGGACAACACCGGGGAGGGCATGACGGATCAGCCGCAGGCGGGAGGCAAGCAGCCGACCCCGGGCGGTGCTGCCGACAATGCAGAACCCGCAGCGAAAACCCCGACCAAAAAATCGGAGCCGAAAGTTTCGGACGCCGTGCAGAAGGTCGGCAAAGCCCTGCTCAAAAGCAACCCCGATATGTCGGTCGTGTACATGACGGCAGACGGTCGCGGGTTCTACGAGAAAAACGACGCGGACAACCATGCCCGCACGCTCAACAACAAGGCGGTAACGCCCGTAAAGAGATAGCCGAATGCAGAGTATCAAATTTGAACGCACCAACGGCAACATCCCCAAGACGGCGGCGGGACAGGATCACGTCAGCGGGTTCCTCGCCTACGTGACGGCTCTGCCGGAGGGGTTCTCGGAGGAGAACCGCATACAGGCGTGCTCCTCGATCGAGACCGCCGAGAAACTCGGCATCACCAGCGACGAGGGCGCGGCGTGGGAAATCCGGATGCTGCACTACCATTTGAGCGAAATTTACCGTCTCAACCCGGGCATCAGCCTGTATGTCGGTCTTTTCGCCAAGCCTACGGGCGGCACCTACACCTTTTCGGAGGTCAAGAGCCTGCAAAACTACGCGGGCGGCTCTCTGCGGCAGGTTGCGGTGTGGTGCGGGCACAAGGAGCTCGATGCGGGCGACCTCACGGCGTTGCAGGGCATCGCCACCTATTTGCAGGAATACGACCGTCCGCTCTCAATCGGTTACGCTCCGAAAGTCGCCTCCGTCACGTCGCTACCGTCGAGCCTTGCGGGAGCCGGGAAATGCAATGTCTCGGTCATCATCGGACAGGCAGGCAAGGGTGTCGGGGCGCAGTTGTACGCCGACAAGGGCAACACGGGGAAAGCCTCGGTTTCCGGGCTCGGCGTGTGGCTGGGCATCACCTCCAAAGCGGCGGTACACCAGTCGATCGCCTCGGTCGAGAAATTCCCGACGGGTATCGACCTGCCTGCGTTCGGCGACGGAACGCTGCTGCGCGACCTCGACACGGCGATCGTGGAGAACCTCGACGTCTCGCGTTACCTGTTTTTCGTGACTTACGACGGCTTTGCCGATTCGTATTTCAACGATTCGCACACAATGGACGATGCGGTGAGCGATTACGCCTATATCGAGAACGTCCGTACTATGGACAAGGCGGTTCGCGGCATCCGTAAAGCCCTGCTCCCGAAACTCGGCGGCGAGCTCTACGTGAACGCGGAGACCGGGCAACTCGCCTCCTACGAGGTGGAATACCTCACCGAGCTTGCGAACAAGCCGCTCGAGGACATGCAGAAAGCGGGCGAGTTGAGCGGCATGTTGGTAGAAATCGACCCCGATCAAGACGTGTTATCGACCTCCGAGCTGGAGTTCGTCATCAAGCAGGTAGGCGTCGGGGTATTGCGCAGGATCAGATGTAAAATCGGCTTTGCAAAAAAAGCATAAACCAATCGGCTGAATGGCAGAAGCAACGGATTTAATCCCTCTTATCAACGGTATCGAATACTCGTGGGGCGACATCACGGCGACCGTCGGGGGCGTGCCTGTCGTCGGAATTACGGCGATCGAGTACGGCGACGACCAAGTTGTCGAGAACCACTACGGGGCGGGGCGTTTCCCGGTCTCGTACTCCAAAGGCAGAGTAACCCCGAGCGCCAAGATCACCGTCGCAATGGGCGAGGTGATCGGCTGGCAGGCGAAAAGCCCGACCGGGCGGTTGCAAGACCTCGCACCGTTCCCTATCGTTGTGGCGTACATCCCCGAGGACGGGCAGATCGTAACCGACAAGATTATGAACTGCCGTTTCAAGAAGAACGCCCGCAACTGGAAAGAGGGGGACACGCGGCAGCTCGTCGATCTCGAGCTGGTGCCCTCGCATATCAAGTGGCACAACAAGTAACAGCAAGTTTAACCGGGGCGGGCGTGACTGCCTGCCCCTTTTTATCGAGTAATTTATGAACAAGAACAACAACACCGAGGAGATCAAGGACGCCAAAGGCGAAGTAGTCCGCACGCTCGTGTTCACGGACAAGGACGGGGTGAGAACCTACAAGGACAAGGACACCGGAGAGACTGTAAAGACGCTCAACATCTGCAACGGCGGTGTGTCGGACGAGCAGGTCAAGGTGTGGAAAGGCGAACACCGCAAGGTACACATGATCGAGGTCGAGGATGACGGCGACCTGTTTGTCGGTTATTTCCGCCGCCCGAGCATGGAAACCATGTCGGCGGTAAACCAACTGACCAAAAAGGACGAGGTGAAAAGTACCTCGGTCATGTTCGAGAACTGCTGGCTCGGCGGTGATCCGGTAATGAAAACCGACACGCTGGTACGCATGGCGGCTATTAAACAGCTCGGGGCGATGTTC